CCCTCCATCATAGGTTGCAACAAAGTGCGTCCATTTTCCTTCGTAAGAATCCAAACTTGTATTATATGATCTTCCAATAGAGGCATTTTCGCTGTTGTCATACATACGGAAATTAATCTTTTTCGTTGTACCGGTAAATATATTCCATTCTTGGTTTGACCCAACTTGCCATTTACTTGCCCAAACAAAATATGTAGCACTGTGCATATAAACCCAGGCACTAATGCTAAACGGAGTAAGGACAGGCGTGAAGTCAACGTGGTCGGCTATCTCTACATATTCAGTATTAGCATCGTCGAAATCCAGACAAGTACCTACGCCACGACTATTCGCTGTACTTCCATTTGAAGTATTTTCATTACCGCCAGCATCTTTGTACGTCCCGTTATGAACACCGGTAGCATCTAAGACAGTAGCACTTGCAGCGTTATCATTAAGTTTGTAGTGAGCTATAATCATTAAAGAATCCTTGCGTAAATCCTAATATCCGTAATCGTCGTTAAAGACGTAATGTAAGCCTTGAGAAATTGATACCCTATATTATCCCAGCCGACTTTGGTCGGATGACTATTACCTGAATCAGCCCTGACGATACAATCTTCGGCCAAGTGGTATCTGGTAAGCACAATAGTATCAGCCCACCGCCAATCGCCTGATTCGACAATATCCGCAGCGCTGCTAATCGCCAGTGAACATATAGGCTCTTCGCAACCACCGGGAGCTGCGCCCGTAAAGATAACGGTTCCCGTCCCTGCCGGTTTGGTAGCAATCAATATCGCAATTCGATACGCTCTGGTCTCATCTGCAACGCCGCCGTGCTTCGCCTCAAGAAGATTCATATCGCCGGAAGTTACGCCTAAAGGAAAAGCGGTCGGTAAAGCGGTGGTCGTTCCGCTCGTTACCGTCTTGATAATCGAGTAACTGCCAACAATAGTCTTTTCAGCTTCGGCTTTCATGTTACGAAATAGTCTCCCGTACCACCGCTCTGTCTTGCAGCAAGCCACGAAGAGCGGAAATGCGGTCGAGGTTTTCCTTCGGCGGCGTCGGCGCTTCTTGCCTGCGGCTTTACCAGACCTTCATATTCGTTTATTAGCATTTCCTTCTTCTTTATATCGCCTGCCAAACTAACCACTACCTTAGAGGCAAGTCTCACAGCAAGAGCATACTTTGCCTTGGCGCTCCATTCATCCATATCGGTCTGTTTCCAGACATACTCAACAAAGACTATATCTTTGTCTATCCCTTTTGCAGCGACATTCGCTGATGTTATATCGGCAACAACAGTATCGGATGTGTGAGTGATAAGGACTTCGTAAGTTACCGACGTTCCCGTTATTCCAGCAGCGAGATTACCAGTAGTTATATCCGCCGCTATCGTATCGGATGTATGGTCAACTAAGACTTCATAGAAAGTCGAACCACTCTTAACAAACTGGTCATCTATATAAGCCGTGCCCGTAACCCATGTGTCGGGGGTAACTGCGTAGAACTGGCCATCGTAATACTTTACTCCTGTTGACCATGAATTAGGGCCAGCACCGGCATCAGAGTGGATATAGTCGCCCTTAACTTCCCACGGAGGAACACCTGCCTGCCTGCGTGAAACGTCTGAGCCTATACTGTTATCTACTGTCAGGATTCGAGCATAGTCATCAGGTGTTGCGTACTTGCGGTCATAACCAAAGATAGGTCTATCGGTGAACTCGTAAAGGATAACGTTCCTTTTAGCGAAATTCCACGGATGGTCTTCGAGAGTTTCGTTCTGTGAATCGGTGTAATACCTTATACAGAGTATCGCCTGCTTGGAAGTCGTATCACCTTCGGTTACTTTATACGCACCTATCAACCCCAATGCATTATTATACATCACTTCAGCATCGCTCAAGGCCATGATATACCTCTAAAAATAGGGGACGAGATTTTGCCTCGCCCCCGTTAAGGTTAATCTTCAATGAGATAACAAGTGGCCAAAGTCAAGATTGTTCCAGCATCAACATCTTGCGTTGCAAAAGTAATCGTAACCGCTGATTCAACGGTTAATGGAGTAATTGCAAACGTATCATTAGCTGGCACAAGCTGTTTTGTAGCACTGGTCATATCAGTAAGCACATTTGAACCAGCCGCATCAACCGTTGCTATCTTTATAGTACCAACAGCAGCCTCGCCTGCGGCATCTTGGGTAAAGTGGAAAAAGAGTACCCTTGCGCCTTTGGGAAGTGTACCCATAGTGAGTACACCGGTCGAAGAGATTGTGTCACCTGATGGGACTGTGTACTTATCAAATAACACGCGGAGTTTTGTTCCCCACTCATTTGCGCCATCAATAAGGTCGCTAAGCGAACCGGTATTGGCATTTAGAGCCGCAAGTTTAGTGGAATTTACTCCATTAGCTGTACTTAAAGCTGTCATAGATAGGCTCCTTTCTTAAATTGCTTCTATTTTGATGATTTTCGATTCGTCCATGCGGATAGCATTCATTCCGACACGCGCGGAAATTTGCCATATCTGCTTCCGAGGAAGCCAGTCCACGTTGAAGATGGGACTTTCATGGCGGGCGAATAACATGGTTTCGTTAGTGAAAACAGGAATCTCATAGACGCTGGTATCAACACCCACGTCATTGCTTGAACCGATAACGATTCTATTGGTCTTTCTGAACCTAAAGCCCATATACTCGTTCACAACGCCGTTTACGAGAGATTTGAGCATATTGGTATCAATAGACTGAGTTTCGGCCTCTCTGAGCAAGTCAGACGCCTGTTTCGGAGCGATAGCGAGGTTGAACATCGCGTCCGGGTCGTTTTCAAGCTCTTCAAGAGCCTGTCGAGCGAGAATTAGCTTCTCAATCGTAAGACCTGTCGATACTCCGCCTGCTGTATAGTCAGACTTAACATCGTGAGCGATTGTCCTGCCACCGGTCGTGATTCTCGTAGCGTAAACATACAGAGAGTCAGCAAGAACAGCCGTATCATCGCCGGGACTCTTACCGGCTCTTACATTAGCGAAGAAAGCGTCGGTAATGGTCTTGTTCTCTTTCCTGATTACAGCCTTGGCGAGCGCCCCCATATAAGCGGAGGTCGGGTCGGTGTGAAGGGCAATATCGTCTTCTTTATCGACGAAAATTCCCTTACGAGCAAACTTGGGTGTAATCCACCTCTTATTGTGAACCATGTCCTCGATGGGGATGTCCTCGAACCGAGTCTCTTTGTCGTCGAGTTCGATGTCGCCAACGAAATCATAAGACTGGAACTCCCCTGTGATTCGCTCTTCACGAACAAGACCCGTATAAATAGGTCTCCGTTCCTGAAGGATTGCCTCGTACCCCGTAGTCCAGGCATTATAGAACGCCTCGGTATAGCCACGGGTCGTATTGGTATTAGTGTTAATGTCAGCCATTTCAATGGCCTCCTAAAAAAGTAACGTTTCTCGCTTCAGGTTACCTCTTGACAGAGACCATCACTTCCAGCTTACGGCTGGCAGTCGGGCGGAATACCGCCATTGACGGGGCTAATAGCTTATCCGTCTTGTACTCTTTTCGGAGCATTCTCCGAATTACCAACTATAGTGCAAAGCTCCATGTACCGCTTCATTAATTCCTTGCGGCCGGGAGCGAATTTATTCTTAAATATCTCAGACTCCGTTATTTCTTTCAGTTCTGCTTTCGGGTCTTTAGCGGAAGTGACAGGCTCATCAACTTTTATTATCGTTCCCTCTTTTGTCCTGTTCTTAATTTCCTGTAACATACCGATTATCTCAGGGTCGGAAGCTAAACCTTTCTTTTCGAGGGTCGTGTAAATGCCAAGTTCGTCAGCAATTTGCCGCGATTCTATCATCATATTCTGATATGCGACTTCTCCACCTGCTTTCGTTACTAATGCCTTACGGATAGTTTCTTTCTCTGATTCGGAAGTTTCTAACGCCGTGGCCTCAGCATCAGCCTCAGATGCCATTACCTCTTTGATAATATCACGCTGGAACTGGACTATCCCTGAAGCCTGTTCTTTGTTCAAGTGTGTATCTTTGGCGAACTTCCTGAACCTGCCAAGTAAGGCATCGTCAAAAGGTACTGTTTCATCCGCTTCAAATTCGTAACCGGCCTCTTCTGGGACACCAAGTTGCTGCCAATACTTTGTCCAGCCATCAACATCATCAGGTGATTCAGGTTTGAATATATGGTCGCCCTTGCCTAAGATTTTCTCAAGGTCAGTGTAGCCGGTTGCAATTTCTTCGGAACTCGTCCACTTCTTTGCTTCCAGAAGATTCTTTACCGCTTCCGGCGCAGTATTTCTCTGTTCTTCCGAGAGCGGCATCCAACTTGTAGGTTCCGTTCCCGGCGCTTCAGTCTGAGCAGTCTTTACCGACTCAGTGCTTACATCTAAAAGTTCAGTCATTTTCTTATCTCCATTGGAATTTCCGGTTCTTCATACGAAGCTACAATATGAATAGGTGTTCCGTAATCACCTTTTTTCTCTCTTTCTATTCTTGCCCTGTTTTTGGCACATTGCTTTTCTGTAAATATTCTCGTACTTTCTTTCATTTCCTCAGTCATTTTCTTCCTTCCTTAAATATTCTTCATTTATGTACCACATAAGGTCGAGGTACACTTTACGCTTTCCTTCATTAAAAGCTGTCTGCTGAGCATTGGGATTTGTTATGCACACACTGGAATTATCTACGTTGCACTTGGCGCGAAGAAACTTATCCAATATCTTGCCGTCATCAGTAGTTGAAAATATTCTCTTAAAAACCTGTGTGTATAACTCATTCTGTTTGTCTCTTTCTATCATACTAATACCTCCGCTAACGACCCACTTTCCGGTACGGATGAGACATTCTTATATGCCTTACTTGCATCAGCACCTATCTGTGCCTGAGCAGCGGCGTCTTCTAACTGCTTTTGATTTGCTCTTGCCGCCGTCATTTCATCGAAGTCGGTAAGATTCTCGGCAGGCGCTCCCTGTGCTATCCATGATGTTCTAAGAGCCTTATCCATATCAATATTCTCAAAGACAGGCGATATTTCCGAATAGGGTATAAACTTAGCCATTACGATTTCCTGTGCGTTTGCCTGCACGTTACTCATAGCCAAAGCAAGTCTTCCCTGATAGACTACATCATAATCAAAAGACGCCGGAGGCTGAGGGATACGTTTGCCCTTTTTGGGAGTTTTCATCAAAAGGTCTAAAACTCTCGTCAACATCGGTGAAAAGATTTCACTCGCCAACGAAACTACGGCAGGGGTGATAATCACTATAAGCTCGTTTTCTCTCAAATTCGCCTCTGTGGCTGTCATATTCTTATGTTCGCCCATTGGCTCGAACAGGTCGTTAAAGAACGCCATGCGTACAATCTCACGCATCTGCTCTATGAATATAGCATTACCCTGAAGATTAATTCCTGAAACGTAGGGTTGCGGGTACTGAGCGCCCGAGCGCACGTAAATAGTACCATGCGGGCCTGTAACCGGCTGGCCTACTACTCCGTCATCTTCCATCATCATAGGTGGGTCGTTGGCTATTTCATTGGACATAATATAGGAAGCTGCCATGCGATTGAGCATTCGTATATCGTCGATATACTCCATAGCAGGGCCGTAACCCATTATTCCGCCCGGAGTACGGGCAAAACGCGCTACCAGATATGGAAGATGTTTGAAGTCGGGGTCTTCCTTGACTATTTGCTTATCTTGAATAGCAATGTAAAATGATTTGACCTTACCAGAACCCATCCGGCCATCGAAGTCTTTATTAGGTGCGCAAACGTGGATATATTCGTGCTTTTCAGTGAACTTCTTGGCTTTGTAATCTGCGGCAGCGGATTTATTGAGATTCTTTATACCAAACGCCTGAGCAGCCTGCCTGACGGTATAAAATATCTGGCGATAGACAGTATCAATCTCGCCACGATTATTGTCGTCGAAGAACATGAATCCGATATGGTGAGACTTGAATACAATATCACCGTCTATCATCTCTACTGAAATCACACCAGTCCCGAAAACTATCATCGAGCGAATAGTAAGGAACATCTCTCTTTGGAAATTACTTCTCATCAGTTCGGCATGAGTCTGGGTAGCGGCAATAGACATCCACTTCTGATATTCAGGCTGCTGGTTAAGGTCGTAGTCCTGAGCCTTGAAACCATGCCAGAACGAACCCGCAGGCATTAAGTAAGTAAAGATACCTGAAGTCATTCTATAAGCCGACCTTACCGCCGTATCATCGTATTTGTCTATCGTCTTGATAATCTGGTCTGTCGATAAGGCGTTGCGAACCTGGTCTTGCGCAGCAGGCCAGGCATACTTTCCGGCCTCACGCCTCTCGCTGTCTGTACGAGACTTGTGTGTTCTCGCCGCACTGTAGCGTTCAAGGACTTCATCTACATTGATAGGCTTTTTAGCCATTATTTATAGTGCTTACTGTATTTATAAATATCTGTTTCAATTCATCGCTATAGCCAAAACGTTCTTGGTTAATTTCTATACTCTTCATAATATCTCCGTCAGTGTGACGTTTCGTTGCCGCCATCCAATCACATAACATTTCAACAATATCAATCAGATTCATACAGCATATAGTATTTTTCTTCCCTTTTTCGTGATATTGAAAATCATCTGCAACTGTTAATGTAAAACATTCTGGATGATGTCTATTGTTAGCGTAATGATGGTCAAGGGCAGGTTTCATCTCTTTGAGAAATTGCTTATATTCATCAGAGCCATAAGTTGTATCCCTGAGTTTCGATGTGTATTTTTCAAAGATAGGAAGTTCATATTTACTAAACTTACTTAAATCATGCGCAATTGCTCTGTTTTCAAGTTCACTCACAATTCTTAACAGCAACAATTCCACTTCTTTAATGTGTTTTTTTGTTTCAATTTTAACTTCGTTCTTAGTCATCATTCTCCCAACCGCTTTTTCAAAGCCGCAAACAAAGCACTCCTGATACCCGATATTCGAGTTGACGGTGCGCCACCTACAACCAACTTCTTGCGTCTGCGCCTACCTGCTTCGGTAGCGTCCTCTGTCACTGTCTCTATTTGTTCAGGCTCTGCCTGCTGCACAGGCAATTTCTGTTTCGGAGTACCACCAAATATTCTGCTCATGTTAACTCCCTGCCTAAAAGCATAGCAGCTAAAGTCTTTATCAACTCTATACCCGGATTCGGCTCTTCGACCGGCTCTTCAGGAAGGGCTTGAGGAGCGCCAGCGGTAAGCTGGCTTTCCCGTCCCAACCTTTCAAGGTCGTTTATATCAATCGCATTGGCCGACATAATTACACCGCCTTAATCGGTACATCTAAGGTATTGTCGCTACCTGTTGCAATATTGCCAGCAGCTAAGGCTACGTTGAAGTCGTACATATTTGCACCAATCGTAGCTTCGCTAACCATTATATTTCTCGTAACAATAGCCTTGTCCGAATCATCGTCGATACACATCGTAAGACATTTGAAAACATTGTTGTCAATGATTACATTGCCTGCAACTTGAGTATAAGAAGAATCCACTATGACGCCCTTTGAACCCTGTATCAGATTGTTCCTGATTAAGACTTTATCAGAAGTCCCGGCCCCGATAACAATAGCACCAGTAGTAAACCCGTTTACGGAATCAAATATACAATCTATAACTTCGAGGTTGTAGGCAGCCGTCCACAGAATGCCGTGAGTCGCATTCGTGTTGCGATTCGAGAATATGCAGTCAATAAATTTCCAGCCTGATTCTTGAGCCTGCAATGTCCACATAGCGCCGGTGTCCGCTTCCTGAAACTGGCAGTGATACCATCTCATACCCCAGGTGTTATTAGTTACTGGAACGTGGTTGCCGATTATTTCCACCATATCGTGACTATTGGAAGAACCAACACCAATAACATCAGTTTTCTCAGCCGTAAGTACAATGTCTTCCGTCAGCGCATCGCCACAGACATACACAGTCGGTCTGTGTGCCCACGCTCTGTTGCCGGACGTACTCTGGTACGCTTGGGCGGCAGCGAGTCCTTCTGTCAAAGTCTTGAACGCCGAAAGCCAGCCCAAACCATTTCCAGACGATACTACATTGCCATCGACATAAAAAACAGATGGCGCACCCCCTAACGTACCTGCGGAGAACGGTTCCATTCCTGCGTTTCCTCGAATCCTACCGTCCGGTAAGACCCGAATTGTTTGCCCATCGACTGCCGATGGTCTTAATTTTGCTGCCCATGTAGCCATAATAAGGTTCCTTTCTCTACCCTTACGGGTGATACAGTATTAACCAGTTTTACTGGTCGTTCAATCTGGGCATTCCTACGTTAGTCATGCCCGAAAATTCGTTTGTACTCACTCTCATATTTCCTTCTGTCAATAGGCGGCTTCTGAGGCTCATTTATCCACAGGTGGTCGTTAGCTCCTGCTACTTCCTGTCTGCTCTTCGGTGCGTAGTTTTTTCTATATGGTTTCATTTCATCATATCCTTTTCAGTCATTCCCCTTGCGAACTCGTCATCTTCACCGGGAGGGGTCTGAGCGTTCTCACTAAAAGTCTTTGCTTCCTCTTCGCTTTCCGGGTTTGTTTCAAGGTTTTCGATGTCGGTTATGATTTCCGTTTTCTTTCGCATACCACCTGTCGTTATGTGAGTGGCTACGCCGAGTCGTTTCGCTTTTTGCAGATACGTCTCAGGTTTGGCATTTATAGTCTCAGGCGATGTCATCGTCTGTATCTCGGCTTGTGTCGGTGGATAGGCGGGTTTTTCTAACGCCTCTCGAATCATGTCCTTTTCACCGGCCATCTCTTTCTTTATCATTTCACTTACGTCCTCTGTGGTTAGTTTCTTGTCGAGATATTTCCTCTTCCGCTGGTCTTCTTCTTTTTGCATTTTATTTACTTCTTCCGGATGCTTATTGCATTTCAGGCATATCCAGCAGTTCCACGGCTCGCCGAGACGGGTCAAGGGGGATTTACACTTCTGAGTTGCGCATTCCGGTACGTTCTCCGGGATTGGATTACAAGCGTGGCATCTGTAACTGTGAGTTACTTCGGTGAACGCCATTGGCCTTTCGCATGACGGGCATAATAGCCCTGTTGACGTTTGTTCTAATATTGCTTCCATTTTCTTATCTCCTTTATTTAATACTACCTTTGACGTGCCCGCACTTGGGACATATCATATAAACTTCTTTTACACCTTGCTGCTGTCTTAATATATAGTCGGGCACGTTTTTCTCGGCACGACTCTTGCATCTAAGGCATTTCATTTCTTCTTACTCCGTTTAGGTCTCTTGTGTCCGGGTCTGCTTTTGTACGGCTTGGTTCCTTTGTGTGCCATTATTTCTTTCCTTTCGCAAAAATACCTTCTCTTCTTGCTTTCAATGACCTGCGCCTTGCAGCGGTGGCTCGATTATCAATAATATAACGCCGAATAATGCGTAATTTATCATCTTCACTTTGTATAATCCTATGCTCTCTATTATGAACGAGTCCACAATCACAACACGCTATCAACGCTGAATCAGTAACGTCTATCCATTCACCATCATAAGTCTGATTATACTTATCAGTCATTAACTCGCCTTTTAGTTACCAATTCGAGCCTTTTTCTTTTTGGCTTAGATACACTTTCTTCATTAAAGGTACAGGCAAAATGCTCAGACCTCTCATTACAGACAAGCCATTGATAACCTTCCGGTAACGGATGTTCTATTCCAACGTCTAAACTCCACTGTCGAAACTTCTGCTGTGCCTCCTCATTATCCTCAATTATATCATCTGATTGAGCTATAAACTCAGTGTTGCCATCTTTCTTTGATTGATGATGTATTTGGTATATCATTTTCTTACTTCCAATGACTTATAGTATGTGTTGGCCGGTTTACTTTTACATCACTTCTGGCTCTTGGCGATTGTCTCAAAGCAGCCAGTAAGAAATACAATGTCCCGTGGAAATAATGGTCAGTACCCAATTTTATCCATCGAGGTTTCTTTAAGCCTGTATCAGGATGAGTAATTATCGACTTGGCCGTTTTCGTCATTTGTCGGGCGTATTCGTCTATCATTATTGACGGTCTGGGGATTCTGATATTATTCTTGGTGAAAGTCGTATGAACTTTATCGCACCATTCGTTTCGATTGACTTTGACTATTCCGGTCATTCTATCGAATTTGGGCTTGCCAGGCATCTGCTCGGAATATTGGCATAGATAAATCGTATAATGTTCGGTCTTTTGAAATTCCCTAACCCCGTGGTCGTAAGGACCGGAATCTATCACAGCCGAATGAACGTTCATCTTCAAGGCCAAATCGTGCAGTTCGTTCAAATCATTCAACTCTGATATATTCAGAATCTCGTAAGCCTCTCTTCCAGTTCGTATCCCTACAACAACGTGAATCTTCTTATCTATATCCACGCCCATAACCGTCTCGCCGGTAGAAATCATCTGGTTGTGATTGGAAGTGCATCTCGAAAGAACTAAAGTCTCGGACAACTGGCTTTCGGCTTCGGTGGTAGCTATACCCAAAGTAGAACGCATAAACTCCGACCTCTTTCTACCTTCGGTATTATTGTACTCGTACATATAATCGTCAAGATTGGCCAAAGGCGAAAGTAATCCAGATACCCAAAAACCCGCTTCTCTCCGGTCGGGATATTCAGCCTCCCATTCTCCGTCAACTACGAATATCTCCGAATGACAGTGGATACAAGCCCTGAACCACTTGCCGTCTTTTTGAATGATACTGTTCGGGAAAGTTTCGCCCAGACAAGTATGCCTGCCGCACGTCCGGCATTTAATCTGCCACCGTCTCTGGTCGCTGTCCGTGTAGAGTAAGTCTATTCCATAATTGGGGAATGTAGGAGTTCCGAAGTTTCTTTCTCTGCCAAACTTAGACCTCTTCAATCTTTGTTTGGACATATACACCATATCAGTGTCCATTAAGTCGAGTTCGTCCCTGTCAATCTCGTCACAGGGAATCGACCTTAAATTATCGGTGTCCTTAGTGGACGAGCCACCGACTAATTTAGGTTGGGCGCCTACCATAACAATCGACCGTCCGTTTATCTCTCTGCACATCGTGGTATTAGTATCGCCTTTGTTCATTATCCACGGATTGTATTGGAATATCGGGTCGAAAGAAACTTGACTAAGACGCTCCACCGCGGTCTTGGTAGGCATCATATACATTATGTTCTGGTCGTATTTGCGATAAAAACAAGCGTGAATTGCATTTATAAATATAGCGGTAGTCAGGCACATCTGGGCGCCCTTCTTGCAGTTGGAAATCCTCTTCTCGCAACCGATTATATCAAAGAGATATTTCATTCCATCAAGAGTGAACTGAATACCATCCCTTAAGAACAGACGTTTCTTGTTCGCCCATACCAAAGAGTCGTTAGCCATCATTTTTTCTTCTGCTTGTGTTATCATAATTTAGCGCAACAAAAAACGGGCATAGTGAATGGGTGAGCACTCACCTGCCCGTATTCGTTGCAAAAGATAAACCCAAAAAGAGTTATTTAATTTTTAACTCATTTTTCTCAAATTCTTCTTCTTCTATCTCATCTATATAATTTTCTGCATCATAAATCATTTCTTCTGCATGCAACTGCCTTATGTCTTCGTTCATAAAGTCATCAAGAGAAACAGTTCGCAACTCTTTCAAGCCTTTGCCTGTCATCTTAATACTAATAAGACCATATCTATTAGCATCAGCAATAAAAGTATATTCTTCTTTGTTCCAAGTATAACTCACGTTGTTTTGTTTTCTCGTCTATCATTGAAAGAAAACTATTATTTAATTGTCAAACTATTTCATCTTAAATCTTAGCATCGCCCCTTTAGGTGTTGGCTCATCTTGCCTTGTCGTTTTCCAAGTAGAAATCATACAATCGTCAGGACTATTGAAAAAACATCGAGGACACAACTGAGTTTTGCAATGTTCTTCCCTGTCTTTTTCAGTTACTTTTCTCATGGCTTATATAATAGCTTATATAAAAGAATTATTTAATTGTCAAATAATATACATCCAAAATCGGGCTTCGTTAATAATAACGCCATATATTGAGAACCGTCAAGAGTTACCATTGGACTTTCTTCGCTTTTATCTGACCAACTCTCAACAGCTTTTAAGCATCGACCTCTTTCATCATAAGCCTCTTCAACATCCTTATCCCACCATTTACAATTTTTACAACTTTCTTTCATAATTATCTTGCTTTGTTCAAACCTTCCCACGACCTAATTGCCTCATCCCAACTTATTCCATTATTTTTATCATCTCCCTTTTCGGTATCCATAAAAAACGTCCTACCAGAACCTTTTTGTATTGGTGGTATTTCAATACCACGTTCACGCAAAATCTCATTCGTCTTTTTTATCAATGGACTAAAGATAGGGTGATATTCTTCATCAACTGGAATAAGAAAATCACCATCTTCTGTTTGAGCGTCCAAATACTTCTTAGCCTTTTGCACCATTGCCACAGTCAATTTAGGTTTTTCCTTTGCTATGGCAGAAGTCGTAAACACCCCTGCGATAAAACCTGTTACTGTCTTAAAGAAATTACGTCGGTTCATTTATTCTCCTGTGGCTTTGGGGTAAAATCTGGCGACTTAGGGCAATCCGGCGCGTGCTCACCTGTTCTCTGGTGATAACTTACACATCTACACCTTAAATTGTGTTTATGTTGCCACATTAGAAAGTTATGGCGAAGCAATCTGATAAATCCTTTCCATCGCCACCAATGTAAATACTCACTCTTAATCCAAATTTTAATTCGCCAACGTGGACGCCAAGGCAGCCTTTTCATAATATCTTTCTTATCCTTGCCAGCTTCTACTGAAGCCTCATGCAAAGCATGGTTTATCGGATACAATAATTCTAATGGCCAGAATTTCATACTTTACGCCCTCTACGTTTATTACCTGATAATCAAAATCAATTATTAATTTACCATCTTTGTCTTTGGTGATTTTCATATTTTACCTATATTGACATTATAACATAACATATAATAAATCCCAGAACAAAACCCAAAAGCAACCGCGTACGATGAACGTAAATTAAGTCGTTAGTCCAATTGCTCTTATGACTTAATCGCTTTTGATATTTGTGATAGTCAAGCATAATCTTAAAGTCTGTCAGTTTTGAGATTTCAGGGATTAGTAAGTTTCACCATTTTTGTACTTAAGTTCCTTTACGGCGCTATGTATCAAATAATTGCCAACGCCATGATAACGCAAGTAACGAGAAACCCTGTAAAGAGTGTGAAGTAAATCGCTTACGTCTTTTTCCTTCAATTCGTCGTCCTTCACTACCTCGCTACTATTAATAACTTTACGAACGCTTTGATATTTACGCATAAATTCATACCACTCTTCAGGAGAAACCATCTCATCACTAAACTTAACCCAGTTCTTAGGAACTTTTTCGCCATGATAACCACTTGACTTGAATACCGGATGCCAATAACTTCTATTGCCGTGGGGGTCGCTGAGTCTGCGATATATCCATGTGCCGTAATTTTTGCCCCTACCAGAATGGCTAACAGCAGTGGAGGTTGGCACAATCACCGCCGTCAAGCCACCTGTTATGAGTTTCATAAATTCTCGTCTTAGCACTGTCAAGTCCTTTCTCGTATATTGATAGAAATTAAAATTTCAGGGATAGGGTAATACTTATAGCCGACCGAGGCCACCCTTCCCTTGACCCCGCCCCCTCGTAAAAAAGGAGTCTCTTTCTCTATACTCAATGGCGGCTCAATACCTTTTTCTGTTCCTTTAAGCAAAGTCCTATCACCTAAATCGACCGGCCTCACAGGATATACTATGCCATCTATCACTCGTTTACTGTATCCATTAGCTTGGCATATCTCAAGTGTTTCGCTGTTAAGCTCTGCCACTACCTGCCTTAACTCTTCTGTTCGTTGTGTCTTATGCTTGCCCATCTATGCTCTGTCCTCTGTCTTTATCCAGGCTCGTATCCAGTCCATAGGCTCATCAGGAGTCTTGCCTTGCCTACAATTAACAGCAAGGGCAGTGCAAGCCCTGTCCATTATCACGTTCTGTGGCTCAGCACCTACTGGACATCGTCCTCTTTTAATGCAATAAACACATCTATCTTCCACGCTCTGCTCTCCAAGCCTCAGTACATATACCATTATAATCTGCGTCGCCTGGCTTGCCTGTGACTACAAGGCTTGAGATAACTGCACTTTGAGGATAGTATCGGTCAGAAAATAGGTGTTGATAGTTGACAGCAATAGCTGTTCGGTTGGCCTTGATAGTCTGGTCTATTGCTCCACTGACCACGCTCATCTTGTCTATGGTCTGTTGTACGTCCGGCGGTAGGTCTGCGAAGCATTTGATGTCCTTGCCTCGTTTAATAGAGCAGGGTATGACGGGTATGACGTTCTTTGGCGCCGTCGTCATACCCTCATTAGTCATACCTTCAATCGATTTTCTTCTGTTGTCCCTGTATTCTTTAGCAGCTAGTCTATTAGCCTCACGCTGTTTGTCCTTGTCTTTGTACATCTTAACTCCTTATCTATCAAGCACTTCCGGCCAGTTTCAGCTTATAGACCTTACAGGCTGCGTCCATAGCCTCCTTCTCAGCCTCAGGGACGGCTATAGGGACGTCTTTGGTTGTAATTATTTGCTTATCAACTTGTCCTAACTCGTTCTTGCCTAAAAACTTACACATATCAGCACTTGTTTGAGCCTGTGAGTTCTGGCATTGTCTTAGCCATTGCTTACGCTCACATCGCTTCTTAGTTAAATTCTTTCCAAAATGTCTCGTAAGTGTATTGTAAGCTATCCCTGTTATATTGGCTATCGTCCCAGTCTGGCAACCTTCAAACGCTAATTGCTCCAATACTGCTACTTCTTCAATACTAAATGACTTTTTTGGTCTACCTGCCATTACTCGAATTCTTTCTGTAGTTTATACAATACCCCAGACTCAAATATCCCTATATCATCCAAGGCTATTCGTTTCAATGGGTTATCGGGTAGTTTTTCAAGACCATTGACCACAGTTGCCATTAATCCTTGTATTGTCTTTACTATTAAAAGCTCTGTGTTTGGCTGTTCAGGGCAATGCTCGCACTCACAAGCTATATCGTATGGACGGCCTGGTAATTGTTCGGGCTTTGAGCTTTTTAATCTCGTTAGCCCACAATCACAATCGTTTTCCGCACCGGTCATATTAGCCGCACATTCTATTTCGTGCCTCTTTCCAATAGTCTGCTGTTCAGTTGGTTTATTCATTTTCTTCTCTGTCGTCTTCACACTCTACTTCTTTTGTAACTACAATAGCCCACCAAACAGAACAAGCCGCCTTGATTCTCTGCCATAAACTCATTTCAAATTTAGCCTTAATCGTCTTATCAGTCATCTAACTTCTCAATCGCTTCATTCATAGACTCAATAGTCATTTCGTATTGTAAACAATCGTTCTCTTTGAATGCACCTATGTTTACGCAATCTCTGTTGTATTTATTTTTACTGTGTTTGCAGGTTTTACAGTCTTTGTTCATTAGTCTGCTCTTTTGCTATCAAATAGCCCTTCTTAATTAAAACCTTTACCCCACTTATAACCAAAACATATACTATTATTACAAATAACGCTATAACCAATAACGTGCGAGTCTCATTACTCAAAATCCATTTAATCATCTTTATACCTTTTTATACCTTTTTATCGACTCCGGTCAAATGGTCTTCTCTTGGTATCGGGTCACAAAGTACATAATCTCGATAGTTTGGTGGTGGATACTCTTCTCTTAGTTTGCGCCAATATTCTTTTTCCTCTGCTTTGCTCATTTTCTTTACATCCAGGATATGTTATTTATGCCGTCTGACTTAATAATAATCCTTGCAAAACTTTATTAGCTTGACATTCTCTGCATTTACAATCCAAATCGTGCGTTGGTCGCTGAGTTGGTCTCATTGTCTTAGTTCCACAATTTTGACATTCGGCCTTTGGTAATCTTAAAGAAATTGATTTTAGAATGATTATTTCAAGGCCGCATTTAGCACATTTATATTCTTTAGTTTCGCCCTTGGGACAGTTACCTCCATAATGTTCACCAAATGGCTCGCCACACTCATTGCATTTTTGCTTGTAATATGGTTTCTCCTTTGCACTAAACTTTTTTAGCCACATTTTGCGCACTTTTTGTGTTGGTATTGCTTTATGACAATAAGGG